GCCGGCGTCACGAAAGCGACGGCCGATCTACAGGCGAAGACGCCCCCGACGCCATAAGCGCCTGACTCGTATAGCGGCGCATTTCGTCGCGGCGGTCCTTCAACTGCTGCCGCAGCGCCGCGTGCTGCTTCATCAGTTCGGCATTCTGCGCCATCGCCACTTGGGCGAGCTCGCGATAAGAGCGCACCTCGTCCTCGAGGCGCAGGACATCGACGGATAGATATTCAATCACGGCCTGCATCGCGGCTTCTTTGCTCATACGGTGCCGCGCATCTTGACACACCTGTCGGAAAACGCCAGCCCCTAAATCGAGTGGCTAATTTCTTACCCACCACAAGTAATAGGGGCATCGGCTGAGAGCTGTGCTACGCTTGCGCCACTTTGCCAAAGAGTGCTGCGAGGGTCCGTGAGTGAGCCTGCTCTGGCCGTGGGCCGGTGGGGCACCGCGACGGTTACGGGCAGTTACGTGAGCCCGCCGACCACCAGCAATCTGCAACAACAACTGATCGATCTCGACACGAAGCACGACAAGGCGCACGACCGCTTGCGCCGAGACTTCGACGATCTCTCCATTGCCGTTGCGAACATGCAAACGGTGAGCACGGCGCTCCGGCAAGACTTCCAGAATTTCCGCACGAATCCCGTCAACGTCAACACGATCAGTTTTACCGCGAATCAACTCGTGGCGATCGTCGTGGCCGCCATTGCGCTGTCCGGTGGCTTTTACATTCTGACGGAGCGACAAGCGGAAACGAATGCGGCGATGGAACGGACACAGAAAACCGTGGAGATGATTCGCGTGCAGGTCGAAACGCTGAGGGCAACAGTCTTAACGCAAGGACGTGACAAATGAGCAATGGCGACGATAACGCGGAAGCCTGCTGCGCGGCGGGTATTTGTTGCGACATGACGAAACAGCTGATGGCGTTGACGAAGATTGTGAAACACGCTTCGCCAAACATTACGTCCTACGATGCGCAGGCTATTGCTGTGGCCCTGCTCGCGACGTTTGACCTTGTGCCGAAGGGGCTGATTAGCCCGCTCGTGAAATACGTGCAGGCGCATCCGTATGAGTGAGCGTCCGTCGATGTGGTCACTTGTGCAGCAGGCGACATGGCTGCGTGCCGTGCACTGCATTAATCCCCAATGCGCCACGATCAACATCCGCGGTTCGAAACCTGAGATCACAATTGACGAGTGCGGCCAAGCGTGGTGCGCGAAATGCGGCGCGACATGGGAACCGCACTTGCCGCGGCCGGTCGCCGTGTAAGGAGCCGTTATGGCATTTATCGTGTGGCATGTGCAAGACCAAGACGGGAATCCGATTGGCGGCGCCACCGTGAGCGGCGCGTCGACCACCATGGGCAATTGGGCCGACACGACGAATGCCTGTGGCGACTGCAAGACGAATCTCGGTGCCGCCACATATGAGATGACGTTTGAAGCCGCAGGGTTTCAGACGCGCACCTATCCTGCGCATATTGGCGACAGCGGCGAAGTGACGACGGGCCTCCAGCGGGCCAGCACGCCTTTTAAGGCCGCCCCACGGTTCTGGCAGGCGAACATGTGCGGCGTTCGAATCCCTGGCTTGCCTCCGGTGCCGGGTGGCGCCGCGGACCCGTCGCTGCTGCTCTCATGGTTCTACGACCGCTATGACGTCGGCTGGCGGGCCGCCATTCGCGGCCAATGGCAGGTCAAGGACTACACGCACGTCCTGCTGTCGTGGCCGGATAGCCATGCGCAAGGCGCCACACCTGAATCATTCTTGGCGACGTGTCAGGAGTTGATTGCCGATGGCTTGTATCCCTGCGTGATGCTGAGTTCGAAAGACTTCGATAGCACCTACGACACGCCGGCACTTGTGGAGAATCTGACGCCGGTCATCAATACGCTTGTGGGCGCGGTGCCCATGTTCTGTATCGGTTGGGAGTTGTCCCTGTGGCGCACGCCGACGCAGGTGCAGGACATGATCGATGCGTTGAGCCCGCTGTGCATGGCCCAAGCGGGAACGCTCGTGTATGTCCATTTCCAAGAGGGCTATCCGAGCTTTCAACAGCCGGGCGGCGTCGTGGCCGACTTCTGGAATCCGAATGTCGGGAAGCTGACCGGCTTGTTATACCAAAAGCGCCTGAGCCAGGACGATGCGGCGTTCCTCGACAGCATCAATGACTGCCTCGAGCGGTTCGCGGGTGGCTGGGGGATGGCGCCGGGCTTTGACTTCGTGGCGCTCGAGCTCACGGCCATGCCGCAGTTCAACGGGACGTGCAGCGAGGCGGAGGGCAACCGCATCGGCCGACTGGCTATCAATGCGCCAGCCGTGAACGGCGTCAGCGTCTCTGGCAGCGGGAACGGGCATTGAATCCATTACGTGCCTGGAAAGAATTAGGACTCTTAAAGGAGATCGGATCGATGAATACGACTGACGCACTCGCTGTGGCCAAGGCTCATCCCGATGTCGTGACATCGCTGCTCGGGGCGCTGTTCGGCGCGGTGCAGGCCGATCCAACCATCGTGCCGGATGTGATCACGGCCGTCGAAACGAAGAACTACACCGGCCTAGCGCTGAAGCATATCGGGCTGCTGCTGTCGCTCGCCGGCATCATTGGCGGCAAGCCCGAGCTCGTGTCGCAGCTGGGCGCGCTCGCGAAAGGATAGAACGATGCGCATCCGATTTCTTCTGCCCGCATTAGTGATCGGATTCGCGCTCTACGCCTTCAGCGGGCAGGCGCAAGACCAACCGCGCACCACGACGACCCCGCCGATCGCGCAAGTGCCTGGGTCGGTGCCCACGCCTGCGAAAGAATCGACGCCAGCCGTGGTCACGACCACGATTCCATCGCCCGCCTCTCCGACGCATGTCCCTGAACAGGTGATCTGGGCGCTGGCGATGTCCTACGTGATGCAATTCTTGAAGAAGCAGAAATGGTTCCCACTCCTGACGGAGCAATCGACGGCGAACGTGCAGGCGGGATTCGGCTTTCTCGTGGCGCTGGCGACGGCGGCCGGGATTCATATTGCCGTGTCCGGCAGCGTGCTGGATGGCAGCGGGCTGTCGTTCAGCATCACCGGCTTGACGGTGGACGCGATCAAGGATGTCGGCTTTCAATGGGTGGCACAGCAAGGCTGGTATGACGCGCTCGTGAAAAGCCGCACCGTGATGCCGTCGCCGCCGAATACCTAGCCAGCTTAGGACCAATATCATCTATCTCTTTTCTAGATAGATGACCCCAGACCCATCCTGTTGACAAAACAGTTGACAACGGTTGCGTGCGTGCTTTACGATGGCGTTCATGCGTGAGATTGAACCCATCGAAGCCCTGACGGCCTACTGTGCTCAGTTCAAGAGTCGGGCAGAAGCCGCGAGGACGCTTGGCATCCATCGAGCATTCCTACATCACATGCTCAATTACGGTAAATCCATTCCCGATTCCGTGTTGAGCCAACTCGGCCTCAAACGCATCGTCGTCAAGGGAGCGAAGTAATGGACAGCATTTCAAAGCACCTCTTCGAAACCATCACGGCACTGTCGCGGGCGGAAGCGGCGATGGTGACGGAAGCCACGAAGCGCAGCCGTCGTCGCTACTGCGGCATGTGTGACAAGTGGTTCGCGTCCCTGCGCAGCATCGAGTGCCCCCTGTGCGGCGCGGACACGGACCAGGAACCGAAGGAGACACGCTAATGAGCCGCTATGACTATCGCGATCCTGGGCAAGACCCGGCGTATTGCGATCCACTCAGCGACCCACCGGAATCCGACGAGCCCAACTGCGAAGCCTGCGGCGAACCGTGCCGCCCGGCCATCTGGGCAGCCAATGGGCAGTATGCCTTCTGCAGCGACCGTTGCCGCGACGAGTATTACAAAGCCTTGGAGTCGCTGTAATGCGCGTCGTGGGCACGCGGCTGCCGTGGCTGGACATTGCGATCATCGTGGCCTGCGGCGTGCTGCTGGGCATCGCCATGGGCCTGTTCATGATGGGCGGCTGGCGATGATGCGCGCTCTCTGGCTGACGCTGTGGCGCTGGTGGCATGTGCCAGCCTTTGATCCGCAGATGTCCGACGACTGGCAAAAGGCCAATCGCTACGAGCAGGGGAAATCATGAGCGACAAACAGATCGTGTTGATCGACTTCAGCAGCATCGCGCATCCCGTGTGGCACATGGCCGCGAATGACCCGAATCCGAATGCCACGTCCATCGGCATCATTGCGAAGGTGCACGCACTGGCGTCCGGTCAGCCGCACGTGGCGCTCTGCCTGGATTCACGCAAGTCGTTCAGGAAGGCATTAGACGCAACTTACAAGGCGTCCCGCGAATCGAAGCCTGAACCATTCTTCCATCAATGCCAGATTGCGCTGGAGACATTGCGCGCGGATGGCTTCCCGACGTGGGAGGCGGAAGGCTTCGAAGCGGATGACGTCGTGGCGTCAGGCGTGGAAGCCGCGAAGGTCGGCAACTGGCCCGTGCTGGTCGTGTCCAGCGATAAAGACCTCTTGCAGCTCGTTGACGATCGCGTCAGCGTCAAGTCACCCATCACGGGCAATGTGATGACCGAAGAGGCTGTCTGCGAGAAGTTCGGCGTCAATCCAAATCAGATCATGGACTACTTGGCGATTGTGGGCGATGCCTCAGACGGCATCGTCGGCGTCAAGGGCATCGGAGCAAAGGGCGCAGCAGCCATCCTGAAAATATTCGGCAATCTTGACGACCTGTATGCCGCCATCGACAAGGGCGCAGAGGAAGGTATCAAGCCTGCGCAATCGGCATCGTTGCTGGCCTTCCGCGAACGTCTGCCCATCGTGCGGCAATTGCTGGCCCTGCGGACGGATGCGCCGATTGATTTTGCGCACGTGCTGAAGGAACGGACACCCGACGACGTGGCCACGTTCAGCGGAGAGGATGACATCATGAGCGACATCAACGAAGCGATGCCGACGATTGACCCGAAGACCGATGCGATCTTTGACCGCATCGACCGGTCGGTTGGCGGCGCAAGGGAACTGACCGGCGCACAGGCCAGCGATGCACTCGGCTCCTTTGTCGCTCATGCCGCCAAGCACATGGAGGCGCCGCCGAAAGACATGGGCACGTTCGTGGCTGACGTGGCGCGGCGTGTTGCGCACCAAAATCCAGCGCCCAAGGCAACGCCAATTCCGGCTGTTGTGGAGAGCGCGAGAACCGCCGTTGACCGGAGCGGGGATACACCGGTCGCCTTAGCCTCTACAGAAGAGGCGAAGATTGCTGCCTATTACCGGGCCGAAGGCGTGGACTATGAACGGCAGCTCGAGCCGCAGTCCATGAACCAGGCCGTGCAACTAGCCGGCCTGTTGTTCAAGGCCCGCCTGTTCGGCGCGTATGGCACGCCTGAAGCCGTGCTGTCGACCGTCCTCTCCGGCCGCGAACTGGGCCTCAGCGCTATGGCGAGTCTGCGTGCCTTTCACATTGTGGAAGGGCGCCCGACGCTGGCCGCCGATGCCTTGCGGGCGCTGGTCATCAAGTCTGGCAAGGCGAAGTCGTTCCGCTGCACGGAGCGCACGCCGACCGCGGCCACGTTCGTGACGCAGCGGGAAGGCGACGAACCGATGGAATTACGTTACACGATCGAAGAGGCGCACGCCGCAGGACTCGTGAAGAACGGCAGCGGCTGGACGAAGAACCCGGCTGATATGCTCGTCGCCCGTGCCTCGTCGAAGCTGGCGCGGCTGGTCTATCCTGACGTCGTGGCGGGCCTGTATGCGCCCGAGGAGTTCTAATGAATTGCGCATGCGGTGACAAGAAATGCACAACCAAGATCGGATTCGATTCAGCCTCAGGCATCATGATTGTAGAACGTGCCAATGAGGCGATTGGTGTATATGTGAACGTCGAGACAACGGTGATTCTCTTGCGCCAATTACGAGCCTTTATTTTGGCGCAGATGGATGAGTCAGTCCCAAGCATCAACGACTTTACGAATAAAAAGGGCGCTCATGTCTGACACACAACTACTCACCGAAATTCGCAACATCCTCGCAGAACTACTGGCCTTGTCGAAGTCGAAGCGTGCTGCCGCCAAACCGACCGACGATCAGAAGCTGCACGTGGACCTTGACGGCCCGTATGGCGATCCGCTCATCAAGGCGAAAGACCCGAAAGACTGGGCGGGATCGTCGATGAGGGATCGACATTTCTCGGAATGCCCACCGGCGTATTTGTTCCTGTTGGCGCAGCGATATGACTACTTCGCGAGCCGTGAGCTGGACGAGAAGAAGAAGCGGTATAACCAACTGGATGCCGAGAAAGCCCGCCACTGGGCGCAACGCATCGAATCCGGCTACAAACCGAAAACGCAGAACGAAGCGACGATGCCGCCAGTGGGCGAGGACGAGATCAAATGGTGACGCATGACGGCATGCACTTCAATGACGAGGCCGTGGTGCTGGCGCTGCGGCTCGAGCAGGCCGGCCATACGCTAACGGCCAGTAACGGGCAACTGACCGTGACGAATCGGACGCAGCTGACGGCTGAGGACATCGCGGCGATTAAGCAGCATCGGTTCCAGCTGCTGGGCATCGCCGGCTATACGACCACGAGGACACTGTGAAGATTTGGACCGAGTGTAAACACAAATATCTGCCGCTTGGGAAGGGACGCATCGTGGATATCTCTGAAGGCGTGCAGGGCGAAGACCGGGTGGCGTTTATCTGCGAGCACTGTCAGCAGACGCACACGAATGCTCAGGTGATTCGATGACACCCTGCGCCTTATGCCAGCAGACGGGCAAGATGGTCACGCACGGCCCAGATGAGGTGACCTGGTTCTGCCTGCCGTGTCTGCGTGCTTGGTATCGGGGGTTCCTGTGACCGACGTGGCCCGCACACGACGACTCCGAGAGCTGCTGGCCGACATGCAATCTGGCGAGCATCGCTTCCAAACGCAACGACTCATGGGCGATTGGGGATGGGCCGTGAATGTTGAAACGGTGACGGATTGGACGACTGAACTTGCGGCCGTGCTGGACACCGAGGGGGACACGAAATTAGAAGCCCGCATGCGGTGTATCAACTGCGCCGACATGGGCGCGACCTATTGGCCAGACGAGAACTTCGGCCCAATCTGCGAACGCTGTAACGCATTGATCAGGCCACGGGCGGACACCGAGGGGGACCGACCGGCACCCACAACGATTCGGGCAGCGTTTTTGGCTGGCTGGTCCGCAGGCTTTCAGGAAGCCTTAATCGAGGACATCCATCCAGATCAGGACCGTGAATCAGTGGCGTGGGCTGAGTGGCAGCAATCGCTGGAGGCGAAATGAGCCGCAAGCGTTACTGCGAAATGTGCGACGAGTGGTTTCCGGCTCGAAAGACAGAATGCCCTGAGTGTGGGATGGCGCTGTCTCGGTCAGTTGAGTATTGTGCGGCCTGTGATCGCGAGGGGAAGACGGCGGGTGGTGACATCACTGATCCTGAGTTTCACGAGTGTGTTAATCGGGACTCGAAGTGATGAAAGGCCATACCAAGACGCGGACGATCTACAGTGAACGCTACGTGTCGCGGGCGGTTCACGTGACGGCCAACGAAGCACGGTCAGTCCTTGATACCGCCAGCGTGATCTATGCCGTGGAACAAGGGGAAATAGAAATCCCGTCTTTCGAGAACCAACGACGGATGGTGTGCGTGATGCGGTTTGAACGCATTCTACCGGACATGCCACGGGCGGACACCGAGGGGGACCGACAGGAGCCGAATATGATAAGCGCGAATCCTGATGTCAAAGAGCACGTTTCTGCGCCGGTCGGCTATCGATGCGCTGATTGTCAGATGGATGGCGAAGCCTGCCCACTGTGCTACGCCGCGTGGTGGAAGCGCAGGCACCCGAACACGATCCAGTTACCAGTCACGGACACCGAGGGGGACCCGCCGACGCCCCCATGTAACAGCGACTGCAACCCGTATCGTTCCCCGTGTGGAGCGACGTTCTGCACGTATGAAGAGATGGCTGCGCACATCACGCGAGAACATCCCGGCGCGGTGCTCCCTGATCCTCCGGTGCAGCCATGAAACGTGTGAACTATGAGGCGCGATTCTACGAAGCGTTGAGGCGCATCACGATGTATGACACACCTCAGCGGCTTCGCAAAGAGGCTGAAATGCGCTACGGACTAGACCATGCAGAAGCGTTGGAGATGGCCTATGAGAACGTCGTGAGTGAAGCGAAGGCCGCACTGCGCGGTTATCGAAAGCCGCAGCCATGAGCGCGGACTGGCTCCGGGTGGGACTGGAACGACTGATGGCTCAGTGGCGTGAACAGTCTGCGAAAGACCGCGACCACGGGGATTCGTATCGCATTGGACGCGGGTGGGGCTTAGAAGAATGCGCTGACGAGGTGGCCGCGCTCCTGCACGCGCACCCGCCCGTCGATCTCTACGCGCAGATCCGCGCCCTGCCGCGCAATGCCCACACGATTACACGAAACGATGGCCTGACGTGGAAGATCGAGTATGTCGCGTGGGCCGATCTCGCGGCCCTGCTCGCTCCCATTACTTCGCCTTCAGCGCCTGTTCCAGCGCCTCAATCCGTTGCTCCTGATCCTGCACCAGTCGCAACAGATACGCGGCCACCCGATCATACGTGACCGATTGCAAGGCGCCGCGTCCATCATAGACGGCAAGCGTTGGATTGACCTTCTCCACGTCATCGGCAATGAAGCCCGCCCATTGCCGCTGGTCCTCGTCCACCGAGCTCCGATACAACACGCTCTGCAGGCCCATCACGGTGCGGCGGGCATCAAACAGACTAATCGGTTCAATGTCATGCTTCGCGCTGCGCAGCGACGTCACGAGGCGCAGGTAATCGCCGTTGCCAATATGGGCATTCGCCGCGCTCGCCGTCGTGGGATACGTCGTCGCAAAAAACCCAATGTTATCCATCTGGGACAGCACGAGCGAGGGCGCGGACAGAATGGCAATGGCCCCCGTCGTCATCGTGGAATAAGCATTGATGCCGTCATACCCCACATAGAACGCGTTCTGCACGTTGAGGCGACAACAGCCCCCGATCTCGCTGGTATTCCCAATACTCACGTTCCCATCAGGGAAGATACGCACCCGCTCCGTCACGCCCCCGGTATAGAAGCGCAGCGCCCCAGTCGGATCAGATGCCGTCACCGAGAGGCCGCCGACACCTGCCCCGACCAGGCTCGAGCCGCCCGCGAGATTGGGCGCGGAGGTGGTATACGTCGAGGACAGCGAGAGGAGTTGTGTCTGCGTCGGGTTGTTGTCATTGGCCACGAAGAGCGCACCATAGTTCCCCGTGCCGGCGGTCGGATTCCGAATCGTCAGCGTATTGCCCCCGGTCCCGCTGGCGCTGATCGAATGCGTGCCGAACCCATTGACGGATAAGAGGCCGCCGATGGGAAAGCCGGTAGCCGATCCAAAGAACAAGCCCGTGGCACCCTGATACAGCGTATTGGTCGTATTCGCTGGCACACTAATCGGGAGGACGAGCGCGGCGGCCGTGACGCCGCTATTCACAGCTGGCGACGTGCTGCCAATAGGACAGCCCGCGCAGACGGCGGCCGGCGTCACCGCTGTGGCGTTGATGGTCGTAAACGCCCCCGGCCGCGGCTGCGCAGACGCACACGCCGCCAACAGGAAGACTCCGACAAACGTTAGGAATGTTTTCATTAGGAAACCTTCACGAGTTGAATGGCCCACGCAAAGCCAGATCCGGCGTCGATTTTGACTTTGATGCCGTAGGTTTTGATAGACCCGGCCGTGCCAAACGTAATCGCCCCGCTTTGCGCCGTGGTGCCGGTCGTGCTGGTCGAGGTCATCACGGCAATCGGCGTATCGGGCGCGCCATCGGTCAGATTCACGATGGCGACGGAGACAAGGTCGCCCCCTGTGCTCAGAATCATGCCTGAGAGTTGATACGTGCCGGGCGCCATTGAGGCACTGTCGATGGCGAGCCACGCCGTGCCCGCATGGCATTTATCAAACGTCGCACCGAGTGGATACGCCGTGCCCAAGATCGGGGAGGTCGGATCGCCGTAGAAATTGAAGATATCGAACACGCCCGCGGAGGCCAGTCCCACGGAGCCGACTGGATCGGTCGTATCAATGACGACGCCGGCGGCATTCTTCAGCACAAACTTATAACTCTGCGCTGCGAGGTAAATCTTGTAACGGCCGCCAGCGGAGAGGACGATCGGGTTCGTGTTCGGCACGAGCAGATCAGCGTCCTGCCATGTCGTCGCAGGCGTGCCAATAAGCCCTGATACGTAGGTATAGAGCAGGCCGCCGTCGAGCGGATCGCCGTTGTCGTCCAAGGCTTGCGGGAAGGCATACGGGGCTAAGGTGCCAAGGCTCACGGTTGGGCTCCATACTTCGGCATCAGGGACTTTTGGCCTTTGCGCGCCCGCGCGGCCATGTCGGCGTTCATTTCGGCTTCAGATGGCGTCCCGAGACGCTTAGCGAGCTCTGCAGCCGGATTCGCCGGCGCGGGTGGCCGATTGCCGAGGACGGTCTGTAACGCCTTATCCGGGTCCACGCCGCGCTTAATGAGCATCTGGACGTTGTTGACTTCGGCCGGCCGCGGCACTTCCTTGGCGTCGGCAAAGGCTTTCAGGGCCGAGCGGAAGGCATCCGGCGTCGACATCGGGGCGGCTTCTGGAATCCGCTTGACGATGGCTTGTAGATTGTCTGCGACAGGTTGACCGCTCGCTATTGCCTGTTTCACAACCTGCGAAGGGTCCAAATGGGCAGCAACCTGAGTCTCAGTAAGCGGAATCATTCCGGTTACGGTCCCATCAGCACCCTTCGCCACAATGGCCTCATAGCCGTATTTCTCGCGCACAATCTGCGCCGCTTCCTGCAATGTGGCAGGCTGTCGCCCGAGGGCTGTTTTTGCTAAGTCAATCAATTGCGCTTCTGCGCCGTGCAACGTCTTGGCCGTTAAGGTTTTCTCAGGAACCGGCACATCGGCGGCATGCACCTTCCCGGTAAACGCTTCAGGCCCAATCCCGCCAACATCATGCGTGGTATAGCCGGCCGCCCATGCCGGATCAGTCGTCATCATCGTGCCCGGCTGTAGCGTTGGGCGCGCGGATGTCGAGCCGTGATAAACGCGCACGGTTGCCTGCGGAGCCTCAGGTGCCACTGCGGCTGGCTGGGCGGGCGCAGGCGCTGCGACGGGCGGTTCTGCGGGTGCCGCCTTGCCTTTGATGGCTTCTGCGAGGTCGCTTAGGATGCTGACCGCTTCCTGCGGCTTCTTGAGAAGGCTTGGCGTAACAAAATCCAATAACTTCCCTGCCAGTTTTTCCCCAACTTTGGCTTTTAGGTTATTAACCGCCCCTGTCACAGCCTTGGCCGCCATCGGCCCACCGACGACGGCAATCTGCGCCAGTCCAGCTGGTGAGAGGATCGAATCGATGGCATCAATACCCGTTGGCCGCCACAGCGGAGTGTCGAGCTTTTCTCGTAAACCCGGCCCAACGGGAGAGGCCAGATCGTTCGGATCATTGCTCTTCAAATACTCCATCGTCGCCGCGGTTGGATTTGGAGAGCCCTTGATTTGGTCGAACGTAGAACGCGCATCAGCCGGGGCCGCTGGTGCAGCGGGTTCTGACCAACCTTCCTGCTTCAATTGGTCTAACGTCTTGCCCGGTCCTACTGCCATGTCTGGCCGCCATCCGTCGAAACGACCTGCCGCCGTTCACCCTTCTCGTTCGTCAGCACCTTGATTTGCCGCAAGGGATTAAGACTCACGGCTTCGAGTTTCTTGCGTCGGTCTTCTTCTAACTCAGTCGGGGCGAGGTTGCGCAAATAGGCCATCTCGCCTTCCCGATTCGTTTCGGCGGTCTTGCCCTGCCGTTCGATGGATTCCTTCATGAACTTCGTGAGCGCGTCGGTATTCGCGGCGACGGGTTGCCCCGTGAGCCACGTCAAGGCGCCCGCCACATCGCCCTTCGCCGTGCGCTGTTGGAATTCACGCATGAGCCCTTCGCCGGCCGGGCTGCTCCCTGCCGTCAATTTCGCCAAGCCCATCGCTAATTCATTCATCTGCACGCGCGGGATATCGTAGCCGCCAGTCTTCGGGTTATACGTCTGCTCAAAGAGCGAGAGCAGATGATTCGCCTGTTGCACTTTCGCATCTTCAAGGCCGATCCCGCCAGAACGGCTCGACATGCCACGCAACAACGCCGTTCGATATTGCTGCTCCAGTTTGCCCTGATCGGGCGCCGCTGATTTGTTTTTCTCGATATTCACGCGCTGCTGTTCAAGGCCGATCCGTTGCGCGCCCTGCTTCAACTGCGCCTGCCGGTCAGCTTCCTGTGCCTGCTGGTCGGCCGTCATACCCGTGGGCGACGTGCCCGCGTTAACTTTCTGGGCTTCTTCAGCCTTCGCGGCTTTCTCTGGGAGTTCGGCCGCCGCTGATCGGTCAGCCATCGTGCGTAAGCCGTCGACGTGTTCCTTGATCCAGCCCGGCCCATTCTGGAGGGCTAACTGCGCGTAGTTGTCCCATGTCGCCTGTGACTGAGGAAACTTCTGCCCGAGTTCGTTCAACCCTGCGGCAAAGGCAGTCGGCGTATAGCCATGCGCGGCAATGCCATTCGCCACCGTGCCGACGACTTGCGTCTTCCGCTGTTCCGCCAGCGCCGCTGCCGCAGACGATTCGTTTTTCGCCTTTTGGTATTCTTCGGTCGTCTTATCGAAGTCGGCATACCACTTCTCAAGACTTTGAAGTTTATCCGGTGCGTGCTGCTGCACTTGTGCCCGCATCGCGTCACGATTGAACAAGCCGACATTAGTCAGGATGGTATTGAATTGATCCGCATCGGCTTGTTTCTTCTGGTCATCCTTGAGCTTCTGTTGCCGCTCCTGCTCGAGCGCCGCATTTGAGGCAATCTCTTGCCGCTGCCGCTGAATGGCGCCAATCTGCGCCAGCGTCTGAAACGGCGTATTGAAGCCCTGCGAGGGCGGCTGCTGGTAAATGGACGTATCAATCGGCATCACTTACCCTGCGTAGTTCGGCGGCACGGCATACGACGACGCCTGTTGCGGCTGCTGACCGAGTTGCCCGAGCGCCCAGAGCTGCGTGCCATAGTTCGCGGCATTCCCCAACGCCCCGCCCCAATTCGCGCCCTGATTCATCGAGCCTGCCGCCTGCGCGTTGCCGATGCCTTCGTAAGCATTGGTCGCCTGATTGCCATAGTTCTGCCCGGCCTGCCCCATTTGGCCATTCGCCGCCAGTCCGAGCTGCGCGAGGGAATAGTTGTTGTTGAATGCCTGCTGATTCGCGCCCTGATTCGCATTGAACGTCGACAGCCCTTGGTTGTAGTTCTGCCCCTGCTGCGCCAGGCCGAGATTCCCATACCCCAGCCCGGCCTGCACGTTCGCCCCATACGCGCCCAGTGCTGTATTCGCGTTCGTCTGATAGGCCGCCAGCGCGTTCTGATTGTTCGCCTGACTCGCCGCGAACTGATTCGCCTGATTCGCGTTCTGCGTGTTGTAGTTCATGCCCGCGTTGAACTGCCCGGCCTGCAGGTTCGCGCCCTGATTCGCCAGTTGCCCCTGTAGATTCTGTCCGGCGTTGAACTGGTTCGCCTGCATCGTATTGCCGATGTTCTGCGCTTGCGCGTTATAGTTCTGCCCCGCGTTGAACATGCCGGCGGCCTGCTGATACTGATTCGTCAACCCATACGCCTGCGCCGCGTTCGCGTTGTTCGCCTGGTTATACGCCAGCGTGTTGCCCGTGTTCGTCTGGTAGGCGTTCAGCGAGTTCTGATACATCTGCTCATACTGCTGGCCGGCGAGACTGGCCGCCTGCTCCTGCAGCGCCTTCCATTCGTTGCTGCCGCGGGCAATACCTTTCGCGGCGCCTGAGTTCACCAGCGACTGCATGGCCTGCTGCTGCGCATACTGGAAGTTCGGATCGTTCTGCACATCCGCCATCGTCGGCGCTTTGAAGCCGGCCGGGTCGGCCAGCGTGCGCGCCTGCAGTGCCTGCGGCCCCTGCACGGTCTGCGGCGTGATACTCCCCGGCTGCGCGATGCCCTGCGGACTCACCTGTTGCGCATTCACGGCCGCCGGCTGCGTAATCGTCTGCGGCGTATAGTTCGTCTGGCCGGTGAATGGTGCGGGCGCCTGATAGTTGCCAGGATTCCCCAGCGTGCCCTGTCCGCTGCCGCCGCCTCCCTTGTCGGGACCGTTGCCCGCAAGGTCTGAGCCGAGCCGTCCGGTGATGTAGGACCAATCGCCACCCGCGTTTTTCAGTGCATCATTCTGCCAATATTGCCAGTCCGACAAGCCAGACCCGCTGCCGCCCGGCGTGATGCCGTATTGCTGATAGAGCGCGGCCAGATGCGGGTCAATGCCCGCGGGCATTCCGCCGCCCGCTTGCTGCCCGCCTCCGGTCTGTTGCGTCAGCCAATCAGGCGCCCCGCCCTGAAACTGCTGCGTCATGCTGCCGTCAGCATTCCGCGTGAAGTATTGGCCCCCGCTGCCATACACCGGCACGCCATCGGGCGCCGTGGCCACTTGCGGCATCCCCTGCTGCTGGCCCTGCTGATTGACGCCCGCGATCTGCTGCGTGAACCAATCGGTTGAGCTATTACCGCTTGGTGTTAAGAATCCAGCCATCTAGCCCACCACTTTCGCGCCGCGCTGCATCGCTTCCTGCACACGCGCGCGAGGAAAGCCCTGCAACGTGCGTCCATCCGGCGTCTGAATCGTGACCGTATCGCCCTGCCCTCCCGGCGCCATCCCCGGCATCGACTGGCCCGGCGGCTGGCCGAGTGCCCCCAACGACGGCATCTGCGCAGACGGCAAACCCGCACCAGGGGCATTACCTTGGGCGTTATATGGCAATGGGCCATTAACATGATTCGCTGCCGTGGCTGGACCGCCCATCATGTTCGAATATTGCGAGGATGGCTGCTGCGCCTGAAAGGCTGCCGTTGGCGCTCCTTGCTGATAATTCGCCGGACTGAACTGGTTCGCGGGCTGCGCCGCCATCTGCCCGAGGCGCCCCAGCGTCTGCTGGCCGGTCTGCTGATACGGCGCCGCGGCCTGCTGCTGGTTGCTATACACCTGCTGCTGGACCGCCAGCGCCTTGTTGGCTGCCGCAGTCTGGGCATCCACGGCCTTGCTCGTTTGGTGGCCCTTAATGGCCGCTTCCGCGATGCCAGCGCCCGCGTTCGCCGCCGTGAGGCCGATAATCGCTGCCGTCGTGAGTGCGCTCATAATTTCACCTGATAGGCCGTTTCGACGGCTTCATACCCGAGGCGTTCATACATCGCGCCGACGCGAGGACTCTCAGCCGGCGCAATCATCTGCAGCGATGAAGCCCCATACGCCCGTGCCCAGTTCTCGGCTCGTCGCAAGAGCCAGCCGCCCGCGCCGCGGTCCTGCGGATTGAGCCACCAAAAGAGTTCGCCCGCCACGGTGCGCCCGCTCATCGGATGGACATACCCGAGCACGCCGATCAGGCCAATCACGACGGCATCCCGTTCCGCCACGAAGATGGCCGCCGAAGGGTTGTGCACGATGCCTTTGAGGAACGCCTGCAAGGCTTCCGCGCTCGCGCCCACGTATTCGCGATACTTCGTCGACGTCACGAACTCACGCAGCAGAATGACCAGCGCCGGCACGTCTTCATAGACGGCCTGCCGATAGGCAATCGCCGGCCGCTCGACAAGCGTCGTCGCCTGCACTTGCTTCATATCGCCGCCACGGTCCAATTTGTGCCGTTGAAGAACGCGCCGACCGTAAAGCCCCCGCCGCCCGCGACGACCGCCCCCCAGGTGTTCACCGTCGAATCCGTCACGACGTAGATCATGCCTGCCACTGGTGTCGGCAGATTCGCAAACAGCGTCGGCGTCGAGTTCCCCGGCGTGCCGTTCACGGCCGCTCGCAGCGCATTGAGCCACTGGCCCCATATCCAATTGAGCAGATGGCCCTCGAGCGGAGGCGTCTTGACCGGATACGGCGTCAGCATTAGCTGGTGCCGACCGTTACATCAATAAGCGCATCCACCCACCGAGACGGGACTGGATCTGTATCAATGAAACGATCAACGCGATTCCGAGCCTGGCCACACTGCGTCCATCGCACCCGAGTATCATACGCGCCGATCGGGCCCGCCGAGGCCCACTGTTCGTTACCCCACGTCTGCCCGCCGTCCTTCGACGTCTGCCGCATAATCTGCGGGTCCGACCCTTGCCCGGTCTGCACGCCTTGTCCGACGTCCATCACGAGCTGGATCGCATGGGTCGTAAACCGCTTCTGGTCGAACGAGATCCGGGGCGGTTGCCGCAGGCGGCGAATCGCGGCGCCGTCCACATCCATAAACAGCGTCGTGCTCATGCGATAGATGGCGCCCGTGATGCGGTCCTGCACGAGATTCCGCGTCAAGTCGGAGGCAAAGAACATCGGCCGATACGCCAACCACTCCGCCGTGGTCGTATTCCAATACAACCGCTCGTGAAAGAGGCCCGTCGACTGGTCAAACACCCACGTGCGCTCCGCCTTGGGAAACGTCAGCACGTAAAAGGTATGGCCGTTCTCCTGATAACTGAAGGCCACGGCATCCGAGAGATCGCCATACGTTTCAATCGAGGCTTCGACGGCATGTGTGCTGATGCGCCCTGGCGCGTAACCCGTGGCCGAGACAAGCTGCCCGCGGCCTTGCTCGTTGTGCGACAGCCAAATGAGCGACGTGCCGAGCCGTGCGCCCGAGAACGAGGCCGCCGTGCCCTGCTGCATGAACGCTTCTTGAATCGGCGCGAAGGGAAAGGGCGCCGTGCCCGCATCCCACAAGACATCGGACGTATGCTCGCCCAGCATGTAGATCAGGCGATTGACGACATACAACGCCTTCCATGGGTCACTGCCTGAGGTGCGCTGGAGAATCGCGCTCGAGATGCTGGTGAAATCTTCGAAGGCCGTGACGTGCAGCGTCGACGTGGAGGCGTCGAGGATGGCGCCGAAGCCGTCGAGAAAGCCGCACATCGTGGCGCCGCTCGTCATCACCGTCGTGAAGAAATTTGACGTCAGGTGCAGCACATAGAACTGGTCACCACTGGTCAGACCCAATTGCTGCCCACCGTCCCCGTTGGACATGAACGTCACGGGATTGTTATTCCGTGCCACGACCCCTCGAGCCGTCGCCGTGTTGTCCGCGTTGAGCTCGTAGAGCGTAAAGCCCGTCACGAAGAACGTGCGGCCGGATTCGGAGAACATCCCCGCCCCGAAGTTCGCGGGCGGCGCTACGATGAGTTCAAAGCCTGGACACTGCAAGAGCGCCCCCGGCGTCGGCGCCGTCTGTGATTCGTTCATCTCCACGAAACGATTGATCAGGCGTTCGGCATCCGCCATATACGACTGGCTCTGATACGACGGACCGAGGAAGCCTGGATAGGACGGCATTAGGACACGCCGAGACTCACCGCGAGTGCCGAGGCGGGCGCGCTCGAGCCGCTCGACGTGGTCGTCGCGGCCACCCAGAGGCCGTCTTTGAAGTAGATGCCGCCGGCATCCTGCGCGCCCAGCGTCTTCGTCGTCAGCGTGGCAAGGCCCACCTGAAACTTCGGCACCGTCGTGCCCACGGTCGGCGCAATCGCCGTATCGTAGAAACTGACGTAGGAGGCCGCCGCCGCGGCGTTGTAGATGTCGTAGTCGTAGAGCTTGCAGCCGGCGCCACTCACACAGATCGGCGTGGCCAGCAGGCCGGTCATCCCATTCACGAGGTAAGGCGTTGCCATCGCTGCTCCTTATCGGTTCCCGTAGGTCGTATTGCCGGTGAGGTAATTCCAGCCCGCGCCCGCGCCCGGCACGAGCGCCGGATCGACCGACATCGCGCCAGGGTCCACGTTCGGCTTCTTCATGTTCTCAAAGGCCGCCCGCGCCATCCCCGGCAACAGCGGCACGGCATCCAGCTTCACGCCAAAGGGCGAACAGAGCCGCAGCGCCAGTTGATACAGGAAGGCATCAGCATACCCTGGCGGCCCTTGGATGATGCTGTTCAGACTCGCCGGCACGCCCACGGCTTGCGGCGAATACAGCACAATCGTGAGGCTTTGCGGCTGCGGCCACAGAAACAGCGTGGCATTCGCGTCCGTCAGGTTCGTCTGATAAAAGCTCTGCGTCGGCAGCGCGGACGGTAAACCCTTAATCGACAGTGAGGAGTAGGCGTCCTCGTCCATCATGCCGATTGGCACTTCGATGGCCGGAGACGAGCCGGGAATGACGAACTTCACGGCATTCAGCCACATCGGCCGGTCCATGTTCACCGTCTGCCCAATGCCGACTTGCACGCTGGACGTCGTCGCCGGCCACGTAAACGCCGTGCGCAGCTGCAGCGAGAGCGTGAGCCGGTCGGCGGCCCACGTATCAATCATCGACTGCACGCGCCGCAGGCCAATATCGGCTTGCGGGGCGCTGGCTTGCTCGCCGGGCTCGAGCACGCCGATCTCCACCAGTGCATCTGCAATGAGCGAGCGCACCGTAAAGGCCAGCGTGCCCGACGTGCCCGTGACGGCTTGCTGCGAGGCGGCCGTGACGGTGGCGACCTGAATCGTGGCCGGAATCGCGCCTGCCCCGATGAAGGTGAACTGAATCAGCGTGTAGTTGGTTTCGGCGGCAGTCGGGAAGTAGTTATAGAGCCCGTTGCCTTCGGGCTGGCAGATGCCACTGTTCACCGAGCCGAGGGTTTGTGTGCCACCGTCCCCGGTGATATAGACCGTGACCGCGCCCACATAGGCTTGGCCAACGGTGTTATCCACCATTTGCGCGCCAATGACTTGATTCGGTTGGTTTTTAACCATGGCTCAGCCGTGCGTAGTGTAGCACCTAGTGTGTCTCCGGTTGCGGCGCCCACGGGCCGACCACTTGGTTGCTGTTGACCGCCCATTCCGCGCGGAACGTCGGCACATACAACGGCGACGTCCCTTGATGAATCCACATGACCGTCAGGAGCATCACGGGTGCCGGCCGCGGCCAGTCAATCGGCAGCACGGGATGCGCCACGGGCACCGACAAGATGCCCAAATCGTTGACGGTATGACTGCCCTGCAGGGACCGGGCGCCCTGTGGTAATGGCCAGTCCAATTGGTGCCCAGGCTGCCCAATCGCGGGCGGCAGGAGCACGTTGCGGTTATACGGGTCAACGATCTTCGCAATCTGACGCGTCGAGGCGTTCGGCCAGTCGTCCTGATTGAACGGTGGGAGGACGACCACAACGGTCGGCAGCACGAGACGATTCGCGACTTGTTCAGCCGGAATCGAGGGCAGCCGTGGCGCCTTCGGCCAGTCGAACTGAATAAACGCCGGGCTCGTCTGATCCTGCAGGTAATAAAAGATGGAGGTTGTAGGCTGCAGCCTGAGCCGCGCCGGCAGCCCCCAATCATCCTGATTGAAGGGCGGCACGACGGCCGACACCGGCAGCGGGAGGCGATTACGAATCGGCTCCGTAACGACCAGCGGTGGCAGCGCTGCCGGTTTCGCCCATTGCTGCTCGCTAAACGGCAGCGTGACGCTCGGATTGAGTTGCTGCCGTAAATGATGGACAACGACCGGCCTCGGCTGCGGCGCAACGGTTGACCAGTCGTCAGCGTTGAACGGCGTGCCCACGGGGCGCAGGAGCAGAACGCTGGTGTTGAGAATCGCATCCGCAACCACCGATCGAATCGGAGGCGTGGTCGATGGCCAATCATCCTGATTGAAGGGCGGCTGCGGATTCGGCGGCACCAGAAACACATGCCGATTCCGCACGTCCTGCACATAGGGCGCGTGGATCGGTCGTTTCGGCGGCGGAAAGTCGGTGATCGGTTTCGGTTTCGGACCCGGCGCCGGATAGAGCAACAGGATGTTGCGCACATCCTGCACATAGGGCTGCGGCATCCGCGGCCGCACTGGCGTCGGGTAATCTTTCGTGCTGCGTGGCGGCGGCTGCAGCAGCAGGCGATTCTGCTGCACACCGGTCTGCGCATTGACGGCCACGACCGTCGAGAGGACGGCGATGCGCGTAACCAGCGGCGCGCGGAAGATATTCGCCATCTACATCACGCTGGCGGCCCAGAGCGTGGTGGGAATCGCAGCGCCCGCACGCAATTCCACCCCCACGGCGGCCCACGTAAAGTCGCCACCAGGAATCGTGAGGCCCACATTCAAGGAACCAGTGGCGGCCGAGGTATTATCCGCGAGGCCCGAAGATTCCCGGTCGACGGCATTATCGAATGCGCCTTGTCGAAACGTGCCGGGGTTGCCCGTCGTCGGCGCCGCCGTGCCACGCGAGGCAAACCCGCCCACGACGTAGTTGTTCGGATCCTGCATGACAACGTCCACGTTCATCGGACTCGTCGACCCTGTCTTTGTGCCGGTATTCCCGATCGAGGACACGCCAGAGTATTCCTCCACGCAAATCACGACGTCTTGTGAGGCGACGGAGGAGAGCCCCTTGAAGGTCAACGCGCCCGTGGACGGAGGCGTCATCGTAAAGATCGCGACACGTTGAAGAGTATTCGTGACAATCGCTTGTTGTGCCGCAGAATGCCCACCACCATTGTCGTCCACACTAAGAGTCGCCGCCGCGTCGTTGTCAATCGACAACGTGAAGACAAGGGTATTGCTCGTGGACGTCGGCGTATACGCGACCGTCGCAAAGGTATCGTTGCCGTTATGGCCAGACGCGCCGCCGACAGGGAGAATCGCCATAGTTAGGGTTTTTGATACGCGCCACGGGACCAATTGCCGTTGCTGCCACGCGTCACGCCGTCCGCATCCACATTATAGGGAGAGGCGAGCGTGAGCCCCGCCGCCGTGTCAGTCACGAGGTGATAGTCGCCCGTGCCGCTCAACGCGGGATTGACGAGCGGCTGACTGCCGATCGTTTGGAGATGCGCCTCGCTCCCCGGTGTCGTCGTCGGAGAGAAAAAGGCATTGTAGTCGTGGACAATCACGCCATCCGCTGAAAAGCGAATATCCGCGTTGCCCTGCACGATGAGATTATTCTCGACCACGTTGCCAGACGGCCCTAGCCCGCACCCAGACGCGCATTGCTCAAAGACCGCGCCCGCGACGAGGAAGGTGTTGTTGTAAATCAGCGTGTCTTTGATATAGAACGTGCCACCATCGGCAATGGAGAGGTTCGCGGGTCCACTCGTCCCAATCAGCACCCCCGCCATAAACACGTTGCCGTAGATCTTCCAAGCGTTGATGCTGATCACATTGCCGGGGCCAATCGCCGCGATGCACGCCGTCCCGTTGCAATCCGTGAAATAGGACCAGCGAACCGTATTGTTAATCGTCCCTTGCCCTGCGGGAAATGCCGTCGACCCGCAGTTGATGTTATCCGTGTTGCGACAGTCGTTGACGGAGATGCCTTCGCCGTGATTATCGCCATGCCCCGCCCCTGTTGACCATTGGCCCTTGGTATACAGATACTCCATCGTTGTATTCGCGGTGTTCGTCAAACTGATACTGTTCGTGGCGTTGCCGAGATAGAGAGTCGAAAACGTCGAGTTCGTGAGATAACAGCCTCCACAGCCAAGGCTGATGGCCTGCTGAGAGGCCAATTCAAACGCGCCTGCGCCACAGGACACCATCGCGGCATGCTTGACCGTGACATTCGTTTGTGTCGCTTCCAACGCATCGCCACGCACATAGAGATACCGTTGGGGCGTGTCATTACAGGATGCAGGTTGCGACAACCGAAACCCATATTTTGTCGGATCCCGTTCAAGGTTACCGCCCGCATTCCCGTCAATCGTGATGTAGCTGCGCTCGATTTTGATCGCCGCCCCGCCCGCGCCTGTATTCGCAAACAACGCCTGCGACCCGCCATCGGCAGAGGACACAGAAAACGTATTGGACCACCCTGTCGCCGTGCCATGATCGGCCGCTGTCGCGCCCACAATCGCGATCACGCCCGTGGACACTTCGGCTTCGACAATATCGAGGGCGGCATAACTGCCCGTCGCCACGCAATAGGTCACACCACGCACGAGCGGAGAGGGAAACGTCGTGCGCGCATTCGTCCAATCCGTGCCGTTGTTGGCACCACTCGCCCCGGAGCGGATATAGACTTTGGCCGTGGCTGGCGTGCAAATCTGCGTGACCACGACCGATCCAGACACGGTAATGGTCAGGCTATTGCTCGTGCGACCATTCACGGTCATCACGACATTGCCCGTCGCTGTGGTTGGCACGGTGAACGTCACTGAGGTATCCGACCATGAAGTGGCCGTGGCCGTAATGCCAGCCACGGTGAGCGTGCTTGTGCCTTGTGTCGCCCCGAATGAATTACCGGAGAGAACCACGGACTGCCCAATCGCAGCAGGATTCGGCGTAAGCGACGTCAGCAGCGGCGCGAGGCCTGCGTTGACGTTTACATTGGTCGCCTGCGCACTAAGGAACGAGCGGAATAGTAAAGCCAGTAGAAGCAGCAGACTCGATCGTGCCACCCACTGGCGCAGTCGACGCGACTTTAACATCATAATTTCCAGCCGGCAGCGTGTTGAGGAACGCCGCGAGATTGACCCGAATCAGCCCCGTAATCGGTTCCGGCGTCGGCAGGCCCAATGACAGGAACGCGATGACTGGCGTGTTGGTGTTGAGCGTGTAGACATTCGCCGTGTAGTTCGTCACGCCCGCACGCAGATCAGGCGTGAACGTCAGATCGCCCAGATGCGGATCGCCGTAATCACAATGCGCCGTCGCGTTCAGCACCGCGTCAATATCGGCGCCGAGGTCGGTCCCGTCCGAGGCCGCGTTGTGATAGGCGCTGGTGGACTTAATGTGGAAATCAGCGTTCACGCCACTCGCCACGTAGTTCACAAACTCGCCTTGCCACAGCGCCGCCGATTCGTAGAAGTTGGCCGCGCCATCACTGGCGGCCGTCGCGCCTGCCACCGCGTTCGTGCTGTAGACATAGCCGCCCGTCGTGCAGGCGGCGAGAGACGCGGTGCCAGACGCGAAGGTGGGCGCCTTAATCCCGTTGGTTTCCTTGCGTAGCATGTTATTCGTGATGGCAAAGCCCGTGATCGGGAATAACTGCGCCGGGTCCATCGTCATCAACCCGCCACCCGTCAGGTTCGTCGTGTGAATCACCGTGTTGTGATCCATCGTGAAGCCTTGAATGCCGTTGCTGATGTTGGTCGCAAAGATTTCAAACCCTTGCCCCCACTGCGGCCCGGAGTCATAGACCAGATTGTTGCGCACGGTCAGATTCGTCAACTGCCCCGGATAAGGGAACCCAGACCCGCTCGGTATTTCGGTGCCATGCACCTCCATCCAGCCGTCGCAGTGCCGATAGATGTTATTTTGAACGGTGAGATTTTTCGTCTGGAGATAGGTAGCCGTCCCGTCTTGGTTAACGGTTTTGAGCCACGTCGCCCAGCCATTACTGGCACCCTTCCAGTGATACTGAAAGATATTGCCCGATACCACTAAGTTTTGAACGGCTTTCATTTCGAAGACGTTCTTAATGGCATGCGCCGTCGCTGGCCCAGGTGTGGCCGCAATCATCGCCGTGCCGTCGTCCACATACGGAGAGACGGTCGCATCGTGGTATTCCGTGCGCACGCCGGTCGTAACGCCATGCCAGACCCGATAGACCGTCGCATTCGGATCGAACGCCCAACTGATCGTAATGTGCCCCGGCGCCGCAAGCGTGGCATTGACTTCCGCCGATTCGGCGCTGTTCACATAAAAGACTGGATTGGCTTGATACCCGTTCGGGTTGAACGCTTGCACGGTGTAGTAATGCGTGCCCGCGGCCCGCGTGCCGCCGCCCACAGCGCCAATGGCCACCACGCCGGTCGGTTGCGGCAGATTGCCTTGAAACCAGGCCGGATCATTGCCGCACAAATTCCCTGAGATCGTGGACACCACGCCTTCCATGCCGAGGATAACGCCAGCTCGCAGGCCACCAGGCGTATCTGGGATACCGCCGACGTTCGCAAACGTCAACGCGCCCGAGACGCCCGTGCCGGTAATCGTGCTGATCGTGGTGAACGTCCATACACCCGCGACTAACACGCTCAGCGCTTGACCCGTGACGAGTTCAGAGAGGGTATGGCCGGCTTCCGAGCACGTCACGTTGCACCCCGTGGCGCTGGCGCCGCCCGTGCAGGTCATATAGGTGCGCACGTTCGGATCGGCGCCACCAAATAGGATCGGCTCGGTCCCGCCGCGCACGAGATTATTCGTAATCGTCACCGGACCATGCCCGTTGTAACTAAAGATGCCCTGCGAGTCCTGCCCGACCGATTTGATCTGGTCGATGTAGTTGTTGGTGATCGTGATATAGCGCCCGTGCATTTCGATGCCGCGCTTCTGGCCGCAGACAACACCGCCGTGAATCCAGCACTGGTCAATCGTGATGTTGTAGGGCTCCTGCGCGTAAAACTGCTGCGTGGTGCCGCCCGCGCCAATCGTCACAATCGAATTGAAGCCGAATGGCACGCCGGGCAGATTCAGATGACGCAGGATGTAATTGTTCGAACTGGCCGCGAATACCATCCCCGACTGTCCACTGCCAGGCGACACAATCGTCGGCATGAACGCCGCATATGCTGGACTGGTCCGCGTGCCTGCGGGCGGCAACGAGGCCGGCGCCGCGTTCGTGGTCAGCGTGATGGGTGTCGCGAGGACGCCTTTGTTCGGGAACGTCACGACTTCCGTGAAGACGTGGCCCGCGTCACACTGGATGGTATCCCCGGCAACCGCCGCATTCACCGCGGCCTGCACCGTCGTGAAGTTGCGCCCGACTGGCCCGACTGTAATGATCGACCCGCTGGCCGTGACGGTAAAGATCGCGCCGTTGGAGGTCTGCACGCCCACAGTGATGCGCACGAGCCCCGTCGTGGCTGACGTGGGCACCGTGACGGTAATCGCGGTGTTCGACCAAGTCGTCACGGCGGCGAGCACCCCGTTGAACGTGACGCGGCTGTTTTCTTGCTGCGGCCCGAAATTGCGGCCGGTAATGACGATGCTGTCACCGATGGCCCCAGAATTCGGGATCAGGGCCAGTAAGACTGGCGGATGGACGCGAACAATAAAATGCGACACGGCTACCCATACCGCATTTTTACATCAGAACGGCTCGTAGATGATGTGGGCCGAAATCGCGCCCGACGTGCCGGTATCGTTCTTGGCCGACAACGACATTTCGCCAAACGGCTGCGTATTCCCGAGGCCCACGACGCGCGCCTGCGTGTTGCTGTAGTTCAACCGCACGATGCCACCGAAGGCGTTGAACGACGGCGTCAGGTAATACGCGCCCGCTTTCCGCTGCCCGCCCGTCGTCGCCGCGGTAAACGTGATCACGATGATGGAGAGCGGCGCGGCGCTGGAATCAACCGCCAGATCGGAGGCCGGCGCAGCCAGCGCCGTTGGCGTCGAGGCCACCGTGGAGTGCTGCGCCAGCACCATGTCATTAATGGAGCTCGCGGACGCCTGCCCGCCCATGTAGAGTTCTTCAATCGCCCACCGTTGGGAGGCGTTGCCGCCGCGCATCGCCATATACGTGGCGTTGGTCAGTGCAGAGGTATCCGCCTGATTGGTTGGCGTGAACGTCGTGAACGCAAAAGTCCGTAGAGCCATTAGAGCGATCTCCTTTTATCGAGCACTAGATCGAGTTTGCCGTCTCCGCAGGCGTCTATCAGCTCCTGCACCGTAAAACAGGCGTTTGTGGCGTGATACGTCGCTTCGCAGGCGCGGCAGATATACTGCGCGCATTTCGGGCAGCGTCCGAGGGCGCCTCGCTGATTCGGATTGAGCATCGCGTTCCGCTGACAATGCCCGCACACCTTCACGATGCCTTCGTAAGTGCGCCCTTCCGGCACATCTGGCGTGCCCGGTGACGCCCGATGGTCAATCAGGATGACGCCCTCGTAGGACCGCTGCGACTGGAACGCCATTACGCGCTCTTTCTCGCTTTCGGCTCGAGCGAGGCAATAACCGAGGCGAGATCGTCATCCGAGAGTTCGGCCATCTGGTCCTGGATCGCCTGCATGCGCGCTTTCTTCTGCCCGTTGATCACGAGGTCGCGATCGGCCGGGGACAACGCCTCGAGCATGCGCTTGATGGCGTCGGCCTGGTCGACCACGACCGTGCCAGGGTCTTTCTCGAGATAGCCCTTGGCGACGTAATCCCGATGCTCTGTCGCGCTCTGCACCGTGATCTCTTCGCCGGCTGGACTCCACAATAGCCGCGGATAGGGAAACGTCTTGCCGGCATCCGGGTTGTTGCGTGGCCCTTCGACGGACCAGAAGAACGTCGGCCGGGGATCATCCTTCGTCGGCAGCAGCCGCAAGTCGTGCAATTGACGTGGACGAAACGGCGAGCGCGCACCCTGCTGGAATTCGGCTGCGGTCAGCGAGCCATCCGCAAACGCCTGTTTGATTTCTGCGAGGAGTTCAGGACTCAACGCCATTAGTAGCTCCTGAGTTCGGCCTGCACCAGCTTATTGGTGCCCGAGAACGACGCGCCCCCGTTGAACGAGACGCCAATAAACGATCCGGCCGGTGTCGAATCAAACCCGCTGGACGTGACCTGCAACTGGCCATTGCCTGACGCACCCGTGGCCACGAGGCCGGTCGCCGCCAAGGCGTGTGTGCAGACGCACGTGCCAGCCACCACTGCCACCGTGCCACTGCCGACCGTGCGGAAATGCGCCGTGACGGTAAACGTGCCGGTGTCGACGGCCGCGGTGCCTGCGGCCCAGGTAAAGGTCAGAATCGCCGCATCACCCACCGCGCCAGCGGTGCCAATGCGCACGATGACTGTGGCCGCCGCCGTGCCAGCCGCGGTTTTCACCATATCAAACGTGCAGATATACCGCATGCCGGCCGTGAAGCCCATCGCTGGCGCGGCGATGCTCGAGCCCGCCAGATACGTGTCTGTGGCATAACCCGCCGAGACATCCGCCGTGCTGACGTTCGATTTCAGCGTGGCGAGGACGGGCGCATTGAGCGGATTCGGTGGCACCAGACGCATCTGGCCCGTGACGTCGTAATCGAGGGCCGGGAGGAACGCGCCGCCGGCCTGTGGAGATCCAGCCATGTCAGTATCCCTTCAATTCGGCTTCAACAATGGTATTCGTCCCAGAGAAGGACGCGCCGCCGTTGAAGGACACACCAATAAACAAGTTGGCCGGTGTCGCGTCGAACGCGGACGACACGACCGCAAGCTGCCCTTGCCCTGATGCCCCCGTCGCAATCAAGCCCGTCGCGGCTAAGGCATGCCGACATTCGCACGTGCCAGCCAAGACGGCGGCCGTGCCAGCCAGCCGGAAATGTGCCGACACCACAAAGGTGCCGGTGTCGATCGCGGCGGTTCCCGCCGCAAAGGTGAACGTCAGGATGGCCGCATCGCCCGTGCTCCCAGCCGTGCCGATGCGCACAATCACCGTAGGGGTTGCGGTCCCCGCTGCCGTCTTCACCATGTCGAAGGTGCAAACGTAGCGCATCCCAGATGTGAAGCCACCGAGCGGAACCGGCACGGACGAGCCCACGAGATAGGTATCCGCCGCATAGCCCGTTGTCACCGTCGACACACTCGCCGCGGAGGCCAGTAAGTCGTTGAAGGATGGACCCAACGGACCATTGGGGAAGTCGCCGGGGAACCCGAAATACGCGGGCGCCCCGTTTTCGTGCCATATGGCCGTCGTGCCGTTCACGCCCGGCACGATCCCCACGATGGACGCGCCGGTCGCTGACGTATCCGTCACGCGCATGTATTCGCCTTCGACGTAGACGAGCATCTTGGGCACGATGCCCGTCACTGACGTCAGCTTCACATACTTGTCATGGCGAATCTTCGCCAGCGACAACGTGGTCGAGGTCAGCGCCATTAGGCGACCGTCACACCGTTCTGCGCCACGCAGGCCCAGACGCCGTTGGACGCCTTCATTGTGCAGCTGTTGCCGATGGCGCCGCCAAACGTCGCCACGTCGGTGGCCGACGCGTTGCCCGCCATCGTGATGGTATGCGCCTGTGCGGTTGTGCTGATGAACACCAGCGTGTTCAACTGGTCAATCGCCGGGGCCGCCAGCGTCATGGCGCCCACGCCAGCCTTCGTCAGGTAGATCACCGCCACATCGGCCACAGGCACGGTGCCCGCGCCGCCAGGGCCGGTAATCGCGCCGCTGACGCCAAAGCTCTGACTCGTGACGACACCCTTGAACGGGATGCCCACGTTCACGAAGTCGGCCTGATTGCCGTAGATGACCGGCGCCAGGATGCCGTGCGGCCCCGCCGTCGAGCCGTTGTAGCCCGGCACGCAACCGAGCACAGGCGTCAGGTTGTTGCTGGTGATGCGCACCCATTCCGCGTCCACGAGCGCCAGCATTTTCGGCAAGGCACCCGTTGCCGACGTCAGGTTGATCACCACATCGTTAGTCGCTTTTGCTCCCGCGAGCGTCGTTGCAGTCAAAGCCATGTCGATTACTCCGAGTCAGAGGTTAACGGGCACGTTCTCACAAGACCTCTCAGCCTTGACTACCCACCGACGACGCACGCGAGCTCTTGCCGCAGCACCGCCGTGCCATACAGCACGTCCAGACGCTGAATCCACTGGTCAGTGGTCGCCACGTAATCGCGGATGCAGCGAATCGCCTTGCCAGACTTCTTCGAGGCCGCCCGATACGCCCGGTCGGTGCCGCCCGGCAGTGGCATGTCGACCATGGCCAGCGTGCCGAAGTTCTTGTTGCCGACGATGTTGAAGGGCGAGGACTTGCCGGTGATGAGCGAGAAGTTAGCGGCTGGCGTGTCGTAGACATACAGCGCCGTCGAGACGGCCGGCAGGTTCGTCACGTTCTGCAGCTGCTGCCCCGGCCCGTAGATGGCCGGCGCAAACGGAATGACCATCGTGCCGCCGGAATCGCTCGTGGTCGCCGTGACCACGAACTGCTGCGGCTGGCCCATGTTCTGGTAGTTCTGGGGATTGACGAGGTTGACCGGGGTCGTGGTCGAGACGAAGGAGAACTTGTCGCCCGCGTTCAGCGTGCTCGTGCTCCAGCCCGTCGTGCTGATGGTTGTCGCGCCATTGGCCGGCGCCGTGCCGACCACTGGTGTCGCCGCACCGAGCGTGCCCACGGTCTGCACGTAGATGTTCTGGTCCATATCCCAGCCCATCCCGAGCGTGCCCGATTCCGTCATCGAGCCTGACTCGTATTGCGCGCTAATCGCCTTGCCGCTATTGAACAAGCCCTTCAGGTTGTCCATCAGGGTGAAATCGGCAATCGGGCTCAGCCAGGCGTAACGGTCTTCGGCGGGACACGCGTTGTTATCCAGCTTCACTTTCGCGAGGCCGTAACTGGTCAGCGTCGTCGGCGTCGTGCCCGGCGTGCCCACCCAGTTGTTCAAGCCCTGCGCCAAGTTGCAGACGTCCTGATCGATCAGGTTGTTGAGGCGCACGATCTGCGGCTTCAGCACCCGTTCGCGGTAGTTGTCGATGTCGAGGGCCAGGTTCTGCGAGGACACCTGCGTGTCAATGCCACGCTGATACGACAGCGTGAGCGGCACGAACGTCTCGGTAATCGCTTCGATCTGGGCGGCCTGGCCAAGCCGGCCGATATAGCGTGGCGGTTTGCGGATGTTCAACGTCTGGCCGAGCACTGTGCCGCCAAAGTCGAACTGATCGGAATATTCGCTGTTGATGCGCTGCATCACCTTGTCGGTGTTCTCGAGCACGTCGAGAGCTTCGAAGGTGACGATGTCGTTCGTGAGGAACGTATTCGCCATGAGGCGGCCCTACTCTTATCGACGCGCTTTCCGCTCCTGTGCTCTCTTCTCGCGGTAGCCAGACTTATCGAAGTCGTAGCCCTTGATGAGAGAGGCAGACGGTGTCGGCGTCGTTGGGCTACCGGACCCCACTGGCTGAATTGGGGCAGGCGGCGTGATCGTTCCGGCGTTCGGCGTCGAGGCCAGTGGTGCGGCGCCATTCGTCGGTGCGAGCGTGGAGAGCAGCATCCCAAACTCAATTGGATTCGCTTGCGCGAGTCGTTGAGCCAGCGCGCCGTCCTTCATGATCGCGTATTGCAGATGTTCAGTCGCGGGATGCGTCAGGATGGCGTGTATTTTCGCGCCGTCCATGGGCACTTGCGAACCCGGCCCGCTCTTGACCATCGCATCGAAGTCTGCGTAGACCTTCCGCCCCTTGGCCCGTGTGCTTTCGACCGTGGCGTTAAAGTCGCGAGAGGCCCTATCCGCTTCGATGCCTTGCCGGATAATGGCTTCGACGTCGGCTCGCGGAACATATCCTGCCTGTTCCGTAACCCAACGCGCGGAGTCTACCATAAATTCCGCGTAGGTTTTATATTTCGTGCCGATCTCGTCTTCGGATGGCTGCGTGCGCAGCCCCGAAGGGCGCCCCGAGTCTCCCCGTTCGGGACCAGACGGAGAAGGCGACGTCGGAACAGTGGCCGCCGGGGTAGCGGTCGGTGTAGGCGCCGCAGGAGCTTGGGAGGACTGACTACGTAATTCGGTCAGTTCCTTTTCGAATTGTGTAGCCCGCGCCTCGGCATCCTTGCGGGCCTTCGTCAGTTCGGCAAACCGCGCCTGCCCGCGTGTCGCAGGCTTGGCCGGTTCAGCCGGGGCGGCTGGCGCTTCGGCCACCGGTTCCGGCTCGTGCCGCTCCATGACATCGGCTAGCGCCTCTGACGTGACGCCCATGCCGCTCAGTGTGCGGCCATCGCTCGATTCATGCGTGCTGATGGCGTTCGGGTCAGGCGTGGCAACGGCTACTTCGCTCATCGGCCCTTCTTTCGATGCAGGAATGCACCGAGGTTCTTATGCGGATGTCCGCTCGCCTTCGCGACGTGCGCCGGCTTGCCCTTCGTGATGCTAACCGCGAAGTCATGTAGTTGCTTCACGCTCATCGAGCCGCGCACCTTCTGCGCCATCGGAAACGTGGCCCCATGTTCCGCCGCGGCCATCAGGTGCTGTTGCGCTTTACTTTTCGCCGGCATGGTTACCTCTTGATGTTGACCGGACACAGCTCGTAACTCTTCACGGTCATCGCCGCATCGCCTGATGGGCAGCGATAAAAGCAGATCTTGTTCAGGCCGTCAATCTTCTCGCCTTTGGAGAAGCACAGTTCCGTGCCCATCGCCGCCATGCTGGCCGAGAGTGCCAAAGCGCACAGAGCCGCAACGCCGAGTGTGGTAGCCTGCGCCATGATTGAACTACTCCTGATCCTCGTCATCTGCGGGGTCGCCCTCTATCTCATCGAGAATTTCGTCCCCATGAGCCCCCCCATCAAGGTCGTCATCCGCGTTGTCGTCGTGCTGATCTTGGTGCTCGTCCTGCTCCGCGCCTTCGGTATTGGCGATGTCCCCGTTCCGCACTTGCGCTAGATACTCTTCGAGATCGACCCGCGCATCGAGCACGGCTTCGCAACTGCGTGCGAAGCAGCGATAGCCCGGCCCGATGTCCAGATGCAGCCGCGTGCGCATCGGCGGATCGAGGTCGAGCGGCTTGAAGATGATCGGATGTTCTTGCCTCATTTGCCGTCTTTCAACAACTCCAGCTTCGCGTCGAGTTCGCGGATGTCGCTGGCCGCATCCTGCACGGCGTGCCAGTCGGCGGCATCCAGCTTGATTTGGCAGTAGGCAACCAAGCCGACCTTGCGGCGCTCGAGTTCCACGATCAAGCGGTCAGCGCCGGGCACAATGCGCGCACTCGCGATGTTCTCGAAATTGGGCATCCCTGGATGCTGATTCGCGCCCCATGTCGTGCTACTCATTGCCCCTCCTGTTGACTGGCGGCGAGTCCTGCGCCGGCCGCGGGCAAGAGCAGGCCATACTTCTTGAGGATGTCGATCGTCTTCGCATCGAACACAACGAAGTTGCGCGTCTGGCCTAAGCTGGTGCCATAGAGCTCATTCACGGCGCCGTGCAAATCGTTCAATGGCGCTTTCGGATAGGCCGATTGCAATCCGGCGAGTGCGGCATCTGGCGCGGCGCCGCTGTCTTTGAACGACTGCGCGGCATGCAGGAAGGCCGGATCGCCACGATAGGGCATTGCGCGCGAGCCCTGAT